GAGTCGAAGTTCGTCCGGTTCCCGATGGTCCCGCTCGTCCCGACTTCGACGCAGTATCAGGGGCTGTGGGTCAAGGTTCCGTATTACGGCAAGTTCGGCGTCGTCGAGGTAGTCTATCCTGAGACGGTAGCTTACCGGGATGGGATTCGGTAATCATACTTACAGGGGGAGGGGCTTCCCCTCCCTCTCGCTTTTGAGGTCGAAATGCCCGTTATCAATTCACCGCGTCCGTTCTTCCTGCTGTTTTCGAATGGCGAGCGAATCCCCATCGTTGCTGGCGTTCAGACCGTTACGGCCGAGATCGCATCGCACCCGTATGTCATTGCGATGTGCGATGTCCTCCCCGCTGCTGCCGATGATGCCCCCGCGCCGGTTGAGACGCCTGCGGATGTGCCGCCGATGCAGGCTGCGCCTACCGACGATCGGAATGCCCTCGCCACGCAGGCGACCGGGCTTGGCATCAAGGTCGACGGCCGTTGGAGCCTTGCCCGATTGAAGGCCGAGATTGCCGCCAAGGTGGCTCTCTCCACCGAAGACCTGGATGACGACAAGGTGGCCGCCGGTGCACTCGCCGCCATCAAGGCCACCGAGGGTGATGACGCTGCCGATGATGCCGCCGCGCCGGTTGAGACGCCGGTTGAGGCAGAACAGGCTGCGAGCTAAATGACAGTCGCCCCCGCCGACTTCCGGGCATCGTTCCCGGAATTTACCGACACATCGGCTTACCCCGATAGCCAGATCGCGTTCTGGCTCGGAATGGCCGCCAATTTAGTTTCAGAAACACGGTGGGGCGACATCTATTCGTTGGGGGTCCAGCTTTTCACGGCGCACAACCTCGTCATCGCCAAGCGGCGGCAGAAGGCGGCGGCTGGGAGTGCAATCCCCGGCGTTTCGGCTGGTGTGCTCTCGTCGAAGAGCGTTGACAAGGTGTCAGCGTCTTATGACACCACGTCCGGCACGATCGCCAACGGCGGCGCGTGGAACCTTACAGACTATGGTGTCCAGTATTTGCAGCTTGCGCAGTTGGTCGGGGCCGGCGGGCTCCAAATCTGATGGCCACAAACTCTTTCGTCAAAACCGATAAAGTCGGAATAATCACACAAACCATTCGCGGGCTGATCAAAAAAGAGGTTTTGGTTGGCGTCCCCTCCGACCGCTCGGAACGAAAAGAGGGTGAGCCGATCAACAACGCTGAGATTGGGTACATCAATGAATTTGGTGCCCCGGAGGCGAACATCCCGCCTCGCCCGCATGTAATCCCAGGCATCAGGTCGGCCACAGACAAGATCGCTGATGCGCTCAAAGCCGGGGTTGTCGGATCGCTCAGGGGCGACAAAGACGCCGGGATGGCGGCTTTGGTTAAGGCCGGGATCATCGGTGAGAGCGCCATCAAGGCGAAGATCACCGAAGGGCTAATGCCTCCGCTGTCGCCCAAGACTATCGAGGCTCGCCACCACCGACGCGGGACCAAGATGCGCAAAGGCGAGGCAGACTATTTCAAGATGCTCAGTGAAGGCAGGACGCCCGGCGAAGCGCAGATGGCTACCGGCATCAAGGCGCTGATCGATACCGGTGAATACCGGCGGTCAATTACCTATGTGGTCCGGCCGAAGGGGAAATAAATGCCATCGCTTGATGTCTCCGACATCCTTGATGACCCTGATTTCGTCGGTTCGTTCACGCTTTATCCTGCTGCCCAGACTGTGGGGGTGAATGGCCGCGCGGTGAACGTTCAAGGGGTATCTGTCACTTGCGCGGGAGTCATTACGCAGGGAACTGGCGATGTTCTTGGGCGCACCCCAGAAGGGGACATTATACACGGATCGATCACCATTCACACCCGCCAGATTTTGTCGATTGGCGACGTGATTGGGTACGGCGGCCGCCGACACACGGTCTCTGTCGTCAATGACTGGTCCACGTATGGGCAAGGCTATTTCATGGCCGCTTGTGAGCTCCTGCCTTTCAACGGGTGACCCATGACGGCAAATGACAGTTCAACGGGTGGTTATCTAGCGCCGGTTAGCGCCGCTCCGGCCGACGATGACGCTCTGGAGGATCTTCTCCAAGCGCTTGTCGTTGGGGTCACCGGTCTAAGCGGGACGTTAGTCCGCCCTCGCTGGCAGGCCACTATGCCGGTGCATCCGGAGCCGGGCACAAATTGGTGCGCGATCGGGTATACTCAAGCCACCCCGGAATATACCCCGTCTCTCGTCCATAGCGGGGCAGGTGGCGGCTCGACGACGTTGCAGGCTCACGAGGTGCTAGACATTACGGCGAGCTTCTACGGGCCAAATTCCGGGAAATACGCGGGCATGTTCCGCGACGGGCTGCAAATCTCCCAAAACCGCGAGGCCATCGCGGCCGGTGAGATGACCGTCTATGACGTTGGCGGTTGTGTTCGATCGCCGCTCCTGGTGAACAACAATTGGCTCAACCGTTGGGACGTGTCATTCCGCGCCCGCCGGCAAGTGAATCGTACCTACGCGGTTCTCAACATTCTATCCGCCGAGGGCACGGTTACCGCCCTTGTTGGGTCTGACGTGACCGAATCTGATTTCGTCGTCGAACCCTGAATCCACGAAAAAATGGAGAATATGCCATGGCCGCTGGACTCTCGGTCAGCGACATTATCAATGTCGATATGGTCATGTCGCCCATGGCGGCTGGCTATCGCAATTTTGGCGCCCTGCTGATCGCCGGCTCGTCTACGGTCATCGATGTCAATGAGCGAATCCGCTCGTATTCTGATATTGATGGCGTGGCCGATGATTTTGGCACCACAGCGCCCGAGTATAAGGCGGCGGCGCTGTTCTTCAGCCAGTCGCCCCAGCCGGATATCCTCTATATCGGTCGGTGGGCACAGGCTGCGACTGCTGCCGTCATCAAGGGCGGCGTGCTCACGGCGACTGAGCAGCTCATTGCGACATGGACGGCGATCACGTCCGGATCGTTCAAGATCACGGTTGACGGCACGCTTAAGACGCTGACGACGCTGAATTTCTCGGGCGCGACCAATCTCAATGGCGTTGCTTCGATCATTACGACGGCACTTTCCGGCGCTGCCACGGTAACGTGGAATGCGACCTATGGCCGGTTCGAGGTGACTTCGGCCACGACTGGCGCAACCTCGACGATTTCCTACGCCACGGCTGCCGGATCTGGCACCGATATCTCTGGCATGCTTAAGCTAACCTCTGGTGCGTCCTCGGCGCCGGTTGCCGGCATTGCCGCCGAAACGTTGCTCGCTGGCGTGCAGACGCTCGCGGACAAGTCGGCGGAGTGGTACGGCCTGATGGTAGCCACCTCGACTGCGCCGGCCGATAGCGATTATACCGCCGTTGCCGGGTACATCGAAGCCGCAAGCAAGACGCGTTTGTTCGGCATCACGATCACCGGGACAACCGTTCTTGATGCCACGCAAACGAGCGACCTTGCTAGCGCCCTCAAGGCGGCCGGCTATAAGCGCACGATCTGCCAGTATTCGTCGGCGTCCCCGTACGCGATCGCTTCGTTGTTTGGCCGCGCCTTCACGGTCAATTTCTCCGGCTCGAATACGACCATTACGCTCATGTTCAAGCAGGAACCGGGCGTTACGGCTGAAACCATTACTGAAACGCAGGCTGCGACGCTCAAGAGCAAGCACGTCAATGTTTTCGTCAACTACGACAACTCGACGGCGATCCTCCAGCATGGCGTGACTTCCGCCGGGTACTATATCGACGAAATCCATGGAGCCGACTGGCTTCAGAACGCCGTGCAGACCGATGTTTGGAACCTGCTCTACACCTCGACGACGAAGGTTCCCCAGACAGACACCGGTAACAACCTGATCGTGAATACCGTTGAGCACACGCTGGAAAAGGCTGTTGGGAATGGCTTCGTTGCGCCGGGTGTCTGGAACGCTTCTGGCTTCGGCCAGCTTGTGCAGGGCGATACCCTGACTAAGGGCTACTACGTCTATTGCCCGCCAATTTCCACTCAGTCGCAGGCCGATCGCGAAGCGCGTAAGAGCGTGCCAGTGCAGGTCGCGGTCAAGCTCGCTGGTGCAATTCATGAAGTCGACCTGACCATCAACATTAACCGGTGAGTGTAAAGATGAGCACGTACTCGTTTCTCAATGTCGCTGCCGCCTTTACAGGAGCGGCTGGTGCTTTTTCTTTGTCCGAGGGCGGGGTGGCCGAGGAAGGCATCACCATCTCTCTCACGGAGGACAAGGGCACGATGGTCATTGGCGCTGATGGCAATGGCATGCACAGTCTGCACGCTGGAAAAGCCGGCACGGTGACTATCCGGATGCTCAAGACCAACCCCATCAACAAGAAACTGATGGACGCCTATAACTACGAGACGGCCTCGGCCGCGACTTATGGCGGCGATACCATCACCATTCGCGACCCATTTCGCGGTGATAGCATCACCGCTCGTCAGTGCGGGTTCCGCAAGGTCCCCGATATCTCGTACGCCAAAGACGGCGGCACGCTGGAATGGTCGTTCAACGCCATCAAGATCGACGGGATCTTGGGTAACGGCAACCCGGAGGCGTAATTCATGGCCGAGTTTGACGTTGGCGGGATGAGATACCAGTCCGCCAAGATGCCGGGGAAAACTCAGTTTCACGTCGCCCGTCGTCTTGCCCCGGTGCTTAAATCCTTTGACGGGGTTCTGAAAAGTATCGGTGACCGCGCCGCCGGGGACGCCGAGAGCGATAGCGTGCTTGGCAGCATCGCCCCATTCTTGCAGGCTCTCCATGACATCTCTGACGATGACGCCAACTATGTCATCGACGAGTGTCTCAAGACCGTAAGCCGAGAACTCCCTGGCGGCACCGGCTGGGCGCCGATCATTGGTAAGCTGTCCAATGCGCCGATGATCGACCTCGACATGGTATCGATGATGATGATCACGGCCAACGTGCTCAAGGATCAGCTCGCGTCTTTTACCGCCGGCCTGCCCTCCGTTTTGAATCTCGGGCGGTAGGCCCGTCTTACGACAGGGTCGAACTTCCGGATGGGGAAGATTGGCTGATGCTCCCGGTGATCCGGGGGCTGATCCGCTACGAGTCCCTGCTCGACGGGACAGTTGACCTATCGGACATCGCCGCTTGCAACGATGCCTTGCGCGTCTACGACGAAAATTCGTACCGCGCCAATGAGGCGATGCGGCCGAAATAGCAAGGACTCGCGAAATGGCCGAAACCGATGTGATCCGCGAGTTTCTTGTTTCGATTGGTTATAAGGTAGACGGCAGCACCGAGCAGAAATTCAAGCAGTCCGTCGAGACGGCCACCAAGCTCGTAGCCGCGATGGCGGCAGCGGCCGCAGCTATGGCCGTGGCTGTCGAGGCCGCTATTGTCAAGACGGCGCGCCAGTTTGACCAGCTGTATTGGTCGACGCAGCGGGTCGGGGCTTCGGCTGCCAACGTCAAGGCTTTTGGTTACGCGCTGTCCCAGGTTGGCGGCAGCGCCGATGCGGCCCAGGCGTCGGTCGAGAAGTTTGCGTCATCGTTGCGGACCAACCCAGGTTATGGGTCGTGGCTGAAAGATTTGGGAGTCGCGACCACACAGGGCGGTAAAGCCCGTGACACCATTGATGAGATGATCAGCCTCGTTGATACGCTGTCCAAGCGCTACTCGGGGACTAAATACGGTATCGGCGCGTCGATCGCGGCCCAGTTCGGCATCGACGAGCAGACCTACTTCCAGATCATCAACAATCGGTCCGATTTCGAGAAGCGCTATCGCGAGTCCAAGAGCACGAACAATGCGTTTGGGTTCGACCCAGACAAAGCGGCCAAAACCTCCAAGGATCTGATCCAACAGCTTGACCAGCTAGCCAACACGCTGTCGACGCTCAAGGACAAGATGCTCGTTGAGTTCGGTCCCGGGCTCAAGACTGTTCTTCAGGATTTTGAGGAATGGGTCAAGGCGAACAAGGACCAAATCCTTGCGTTCTTTGAAGACCTGACTAAGGCTGTTGGTTTCCTGTCCGGGAAGCTCTCTGATCTGGTTTCCGCGTTGAAGCCTGTTTGGGACGAGTTCGATCAGATCGCCAAAAAGCTGACGGGCCAAGACGGGGTTCAGGTCGCGTTTGAAGCATTCGCAGTGTTCATGGCGGCGCGGTGGCTTCCCGGAATCACGGCAACGATTGATGCATTTTTCGCCCTGTTCTCGGCCGAGGCCATCGCGAAGAAGGCGCCATTTTTGGGGTTGATCCTCGGCGGGACGTATCTCGCCAAGCAAGGGCTCGACGCACTAAGCCCGGATGTGTCTCCTGGCGGGGAGCGGTCATTCGCCGACTCGAAATTTGGGCAGTGGCTAGGCGGGACGGCTATCGGCCGCGCATTTGGCCTTGGCAACAATAGCGCGCCGGTCAAAGCGATTTCGAACGCTGAGCAAATGAAAAACGCTCGATCTGGGTATGCTGCATTGCGAGCCGCTGGATTTACACCCGAGATGGCAATCGGCGTGCTGGCTAACGTCTCTGCCGAAAGCGGTTTCAATCCCGCATCTCGCGGAGACGGCGGAACCGCACACGGTATTGCGCAGTGGCATAGTGATCGCCGCGCCGCGATCTTGTCCGGCACCGGTATTGATGTCTCGAATGCATCGTTTGATGACCAGATCAAGGCTATCATTTGGGAAATGCAACACGGCGGGGAACAGGCAGCGTATAAGCGGCTGTTGGGGGCAGGGACAGCCGAGGAGGCTGCCGCTATCACCTCCCAATACTATGAACGGCCGGCTGACGTTGCGGGCGCGATTTCTGACCGTGTCGGACGTGCAAAAGATCTTGGCAGTCGGTTCTCGGACGCGGATCTCAAGGGCGATCTCGCCGCCCCTGTAACGACGAACAACACGTCCTCCGTCAGCAACTCACTGACATCCACAGTTAACCTGTACGGTGACTATGATGGGAAGGCGACGGGCGACGAGATCACGAGCAGGATCAATGGAAGCTGGGACCTGTTGATGAGGAATGGCCAGAGCGCGGTTAGGTAACGGCGGCTTATACCTGATCTACCGATCCCATTCGATTTCAGCACCTTCCAGCATGGGGGACGGCAAAAACGGGTTGGCTTTGACTACGCCACGAATCGTTACGGCTAAACACTGTTTCTTAAAAATAAATCCGGCACAATTCCCCAAGGCGTGCCGGAGAGACTCCCTGTCCATCGTGGGGGCATCTAGGGCAATGGATCCGGGGGTTGCGAGCGCTGTGCCAACAATACAATCAGCGGATTGTGAGTTAGCATAAACGACAGTGCAATCACCCACCTCGACAATGGTGCCAATTAGACTTTTGTAGTCGACCAATAGGTCGATGGCCGACATTTTGCCGTTCTGGCTATAAGCCTGATTTGTAAATGCCATTATACAATACAGGCATAAGGTGATGAGATATGACTTGCTCGTGTTATACATAATATCTAGTTCGGCATAAATTGTATTATATTGGGCTCGTCTTCTATCCAGGTAATTGCCTGATCTGTGAACTTGTAGTATGATGACAACTTCTGGAAATCTTTCGGCGCGACGAAATCCCACTCCATTTTGTCGTATGTGCTTCTTAAAAAGCCCCACCTAAGAATAGGTATTCGGTCTTTTTTGCCAAAACTATTGCGGAATTCCGTGTCTAGCTCGAAGTTGCATTGATGGTGTCGGCCTTCATGGAAAAACCCTATTGTGTATAGTTCCGCTGCTCGCCTAGCAACT